GCCAAGCTACTCACTAGACGACCACGGCGGAAGTAATGGCAAGAGCAGTTAGCCAAGCGGACCAAGAGCTTCACCGCCATGTGAACGAGCGGCTGCTCGGCTTGAGGGTAAATCGGTATAGTTGGTGGGTCCACGGGCGTGAACTCGCAGACTTTCTTCTACCTCGGAGATATAAGTGGCTCATTACGCCGAATCAAATGACTCGGGGTTCGCCGATCAATCAGCATATTTTGGATTCAACTGGGACGCTTGCGGCGAGGAACTTAGCGTCAGGGATGATGTCAGGTATCTCCTCTCCGACCAGGCCATGGTTCAAATTAAAGATTGGCCATATAGACTCCACTCAGACGAGCCCCACGTCTTTATGGCTCTCGGAGTGCGAGAGATTGATGATGCTCGTGTTCCAAGAATCGAACTTCTACAATTCCATTGCGATTGTGTATTTCGATCTCGTAGTCTTCGGCACGGCCGTAATGTTGATCTACGAGGACTTCGACAATGTAATCAATTGCTTTAACCCTTGCTTTGGCGAGTATTACGTCGACAATGACGGCAAATTCAGGCCGATGATCTTCTTCCGTGAGTTCACGATGACGGTGTCTCAAGTGGTCGACATGTTCGGCTACGACAATACCTCAGACCAAGTTAAGCGCCTGTACGACGAAGCTAAAGCTGCCCTGACTCGAGAAATCATCGTTGCCCATGCCATCGAGCCCAACTTCGACCCGAGGAAATATGGCGTTCCGGAACACTTCAAGTACCGTGAATGTTATTGGGAATGGGGAGGCTCGGCGAGTCCGCAAGGTGGCATTGCATATGCTCCAGGGTTCTTGCGGAAAGGTGGCTTCACGGAAGCACCGCAAATTTGTGTCCGATGGGACTTGGTGTCAAATGATGCGTATGGCCGAAGTCCTGGAATGGATGCTCTGCCCGATATCAAACAACTCCAGCAGCAGGTTAGGCGGAAAGCACAGGCCATCGACAAGGTGGTTAACCCACCGATGGTAGCTGACATTCAGATGAAGAACCAGCCTGCATCGCTACTGCCCGGCGGAACGACTTACGTCGCCGGAATGATGCAAGCGAACAATGCAGGGTTTGCCCCGGTTTACGGGAACTGGCGGCCTGATATCGCAGCGATCAGCGAAGACCTAAACGAGGTCAGAGAGCGGATCAAGAAGATATTCTACAACGATATCTTCCAAGTGATTTCTCAGTTCGAAACTCGGTCGAACGTGTCAGCCACCGAAATTGATGCTCGTCGGTCTGAGGCCCTGGTTATGCTGGGTCCGGTGCTGGAGAGGATTCAATATGAGTTGTTGTCTCCTACAATCGACCGAACATTCTCAATTATGTCTAGGTCCGGAGTTTTGCCGCCAGCCCCAGCTGAAGTTCGAGGGTCTAATATCGACATCGAATATGTCTCAATGCTCTCACAGGCTCAACAAGCTGCGGCATCTTCAGGCATTGAGAGAACTCTCCAACTGGCCGGTGGGCTCGTTGGAGTTGACCCGTCAGTTATGGATAACATTGATCTCGACGCTACGATGGAAATTTACTCCAACCTAATGAACAACAACCCGAAGATGATTAGGTCGCCAGATGCGTTACAGGCTCTCAGGAAGCAACGGCAGCAACAGCAACAGCAGGCCGAGCAGCAAGCTGCCGCTGAACGAGCAGAGAAGCTTGCAGGCGGGGCGAAGAATCTCAGTGAAACTGACGTTGGCGGCGGCCAGAATGCCCTCCAGGCGATGATGGGCGGCGGTGGTGGGATATGAGTCGGGTAGTCTCATGCAGGCTGACCGAAGGTGAATGGAGTGCCTTTAAGTCTGTATGTGAACGTCACAGCATCTCAGTGGGCGATTTGTTTCACAGCATCATCGTCGATGCGTTGGTAGATGAGGGCTTCGATGGCTTACAACGCAGGCGATCGGAAGGACGTAAGGACTCTGGAGAAACAAGCGAAACTCGAGGAACAACAGCGCCGTGAAGTCATTAGCGGAATTATGTCGGTTGGACCTGGACGAAAATGGATATGTGAACTCCTTGAGCATTGCCATTGCTTCGCCACCAGTTACGCTGACATTGCCATCCGGATGGCGTTCATGGAAGGCCAGCGTGAGGTCGGAATCCTGCTGCTTAACCATATCATGGCCGCCTGTCCAGATAAGTACATCTTGATGATGGAGGAACGAAATGCCCGACAATCAGCAATCGACGCAAGACTCAGCCGGGGTAGACCGCACGGCGACGGGGACAATAGCGGATCAGAAGCAAACGACGATCCCGGAGGCGAAGACACCGCAGACGACGACGACACCAGAACCGGCGCCGACAGATGACAAGTCGCTTATTAACAAGGGCGAAGAGAAGTCGCTTGCGAATCAGAAGGTCGAGACTCCGGCTGCTCCTGCAACTGGAGCTCCCGAGACCTATGCCGCTTTTACGGTCCCGGACGGCTTCACGCTCGATGATGCAGTGTCTAAAGAAGCTGGTGAGATGTTTAAGGCCATGGGCCTTACACAGGAACAGGGGCAGAAGTTAGTCGACTTTTACGTCGGTAAGACAAGTGAGGCGGTAACACAGCCGTATCAAGTCTGGCGGGATACGCAGGCGAGGTGGGTCAGTGAGGTTAAAGCCGACCCATTCTTAGGTCCTAGGCTGAACCAGGTGACTACCACAATTTCCAAGGCGATCGATCAGGTAGCTGGAAACAATGCCAAGTTAGCTGAAGGGTTCCGTCAAGCGATGGACTTCACGGGAGCAGGTAATCATCCTGCCTTTATTCGCATGTTCTACGAGTTGGCCTCGATGATAACTGAAGGCGGCCATGTCGCCGGTGGTGGTCCGAGTCCAGCAGGCCAATCGCAGAAGGGTGATATGCCCACAGCTGCGAAGGCCATGTACCCGAATCTACCCTAATGCCCTGCCACAGATGTGGTTGAATGGAGATGGGCAGTAGCAAACACAGGAGGTGAACTCAGATTTTAGGAGGCCATCATGGCCGTTATTGGGGCAACTGCCCTAACCTACGCAGACTGGGCTAAGCGCATGGACGACGGTTATCACGTTGCCGTCATCATCGAGTTGCTCAGTCAGACGAACGAGATTCTCGATGACATGCTTGTTGTGGAAGGCAATCTCCCTACCGGACATAAGACAACTGTCCGAACAGGTCTACCACAGGCAACTTGGCGACTGCTCAATACAGGCGTACCTAACGCCAAGTCGACAACGGCTCAGATTGTCGATACATGCGGAAACCTCGAAACCTATGCCGTTATTGACAAAGATGTGGCTGATCTTAACGGTAACACGGCTGAGTTTCGCCTATCTGAGGTCAAAGCCTTCCTTGAGGGCATGAGTCAGCAGGTTGCCGCAACCCTGATCTATGGGAATCAGTTCATCAACCCAGAACGATTTACTGGACTGGCCCCACGCTACTCGACCAAGAACACGGCCAACTCACAGACTGCGGCTAACGTGTTGGACGGTGGCGGAACGGCCTCGGTCAACACCAGTCTGTGGATCGTCGTGTGGGGTCCCGACACCTGGCATGCCACGTTCCCAAAGGGCAAGGTCACCGGCCTCCAGCACCGGGACATGGGCGAGTGGCCAGTCCAAGACGGTGCAGGGAACACCTATCAAGCCTATCGAGACCACTTCAAATGGGAGATTGGGCTAGTAGCCCGAGATTGGCGCTATGCGGTCCGGATCGCGAACATCGACATCACGCAACTCTCGGGAGTCAATGCGGCCAACCTCATTAACCTGCTCGTACGAGGGCTGTACAGACTTCCTACTGCGCCAGCTGGAGCTACTACAATCCAAACCTCAGACACGCCTGAAGTTAGAGCTAACATGGGTCGGACGGTTATATACTGTAACCGTGTTATACGAACCTATCTCGACCTCCAGGCGATGAACAAGACCAACGTTCTTCTCAGGATCGAGGAGTTCGAAGGCAAGCCTGTCACTACCTTCAGGTCAATCCCTGTCCGAACGTGTGACGCCATCCTCAACAACGAAGCACAAGTCGTCTGAGAAAGGAGATCACAGATGATTTTAGACGGCCTACTCCAGTTCTCTGGAGCCAACGGCGATAGCCCAACGGCTACCGGCGTTTCTACCAACATCATCGATCTGCACATGGCTGGCATTCCT